ACCGTCTTCTCCTCCTGTAATGAAATCTTTCCATTCTGACCATACTAATCTGTAAGGTACGAAGAAGTAGTCTATTTTAAAGTCTACATTGTGCATCATTGGTGCTAATAGTGGACTGAATCTAACCATTTGTTGTGTGTTTACTCTGAATGAGTCTCCTGGTATAATGTCCTGTATAAAGCAAGGGTATAAGTTACCCATGTTTCCGGTCATTTTTACCTCTCTTGATAGATCGAATTTGTTTTTATTCGGTCTTGGTGTGTAAATTGAATTTGCCATTAAATTGTTTCTTTTAAATTAATATTTCTCGTTTGTCGGATGTAATCTTGATAAATTGATTTTGCATATGATAGTTCGTTTCCGACATAATACTTGTCTATCATTTTTTCATAGTTTTTTATTCTGACATCTATATGTTTTTTAAAGCTGTCTCTACTAAGCTGTATAATTTTAGCTGTATCTTTTATTTTATACTTTTTGCCTAACATTTCGAACTCTATTGTCCATAATCTATACATATATGCTTTTGGTAATCTTCTTAATCTGCCGTTTTGATCTCTTACTTCTAAATCTTCGTTTTGAACGTGATAACTACCGTAATTGTCTATATATGCCTGTCCTATAATTGGCTTTTTGCTCATTAAGCTGAAAGGCCTTATTCTTTTGTCTTTTCTTGCGAATGGTTTAAACATGTATTTTGTTACATAGTTTATTGAACTCGCTGTTACTGTTCCTATATCTACATGCCCGTGTGGCATATTAGTATTGGTGTTTTTCCACTGATTTGTGAGTGGTGATATGTTTGCAATGTCATAGTTGAACAACAATATGTGATAATGAGGTCGTCTTGTTTTGCTACCGTATTCTCCGACTGCATAGTATCTGATCGGTTTGCTGACATTTTTGACTTCTTTTTTACTTATTTTGAGTTCTTTTGTTACGTATCGAACATGATCATTACGTAAGCGTTTGATATAGTTTTGTACGTCTTTTTTTACTAGAGTAGGGTAACCCTCTTTTGTTCGTGGTAAGCTGTTATCGTCGTATGTTAAAGTTATAAAGAATGCTGAATCGCTGAACATGTATTCGTGCTCTAAACGTAACGACCATTCCGAACGTCTTTTTTTTTGACAGGGTAAGCATTTACCACAGGGTACTCTAAAACTGAAATCTTTAAGTCTTATGCTGTTTGTACAACTTGTGCCTATAATATCTGGTACGAAACCATAATCGTTTAAGTGTACTATTTGCATGTTGTATTAGCTTAATCTAATTCCACCTCTTTTTGCTAGTATGTATCTACTATTTTTCTTGCTGTATCTTTTTCTTTTTGTTCTGTATCTATTCATTTTATTTAAAGTTTGATAATATATATTGTTTTAATCCTTTTAGTGCAGTTGCTATTTTACCTGCTTTTCCCATTGCTGCTACTGCTAATGATGTAACTGCTTTTGCTTTTCCTTCTGGTGTTTTAAGTGAATCTATTGTGAATAAATTGCCTAATGATGCTAAATAATTTCTTGAGAATCCTTTTTCGTATTCTTTGATTATTTCATTATTCAATCTAGTGTCTGTTTTGATTTTATCTATCATTGCTGATATTTCCATTTTTTTAAATCCTGTTAGAGATATATTTTGTTTTGCTAATTCTACATTAATATTATTTAAATTAGTTTGAGAATCTTTTACCTCTAAGTCTTTTGATAAATTTGCCATTTGATATTTAGACATTTCTTTTGCTATTCCATAATGTCCTGCTTCTACTGCTCCTTTTATTGATTTAAATGTTGTATCTGCTTCTATATTAGATCTTTGAGCTCCTACTAATGACATTTGCACGCCTGCGGCAGATGATTGGGCAAAGTCTGCCGGTGTGTGATAGGGGCTTAACTCTTGAAATTGTGATGATGGCATTTGTGAAGCGTTACCTGTATTGCCTTGACCATACATGAGTGCTGGGTTTAATCCTGCCTGCTTTAACCTTTTCATTTGTGCCGCTGGTGTGTTATAAGCGTTTTGATAGTCCCACATTTGTTTGTCCATGTCGAACCTTTTATCCATTAATTTTTTACTTCTATGATATGCTTTTCGTCTTGAACCTATACCAAATAGTGAACCTACTATTCCTGATGCTGCTGCTCCTGCGGCTCCTTGACCTACTGCGCCCCAATTTATTGGTGTATTATTTGACATTATCTTCCTATTTTATTATCTCCGTCTAAGTCGTAATTAATTGACTCCTCCAAGATTTTGATTAATAATTCTACGAGTTTTGGTGCTAATTTTGTTAAAATAACTGCTATTAGTTGTTGTTTTGGGTTTTTCATATTTGTCTATTATTTGTATTGGTGTTGCTTTTGCTCTCCATAACATTGCTTCTAAAGTTTCTGTTGATGTTCTACTATAAAATATCTGTATTGGAATTTCTTTTTCTTCTGTGTATAATCCTATTCCGATGCATCCTGTAACATCACAACCACGATTAGCTGGATGTATACGAATACCTCTGCGACCGTGAACTCCTGTAATTTCCAAAGTTTTACGATCAAACTTAGGACTAAGAGTATATACAGTATTATATTTGCCTGCTTTGATTTTTTTCTCATAGTTTTCTACTGTGCTGAATTTAAATGTTCCGTGATTCTGTGTAATTACTTCTAGTGTACCGAACAGTGAATTCTGGTTTCCGACTATGTTTCTTGTAAGTTTAAGTGTAGTTATTAACATTTGTAAGGTTTTACGTCCTTACTCTGTTGGATTTGTCTTATAATTTATACTATGTTTAACCCAGAGAGTAATGAACAAGTTATTGACTACAATATACACATTTTTTTGAGTTTTTGTTAATTGTTTTGAATTTTTTTTTTGTCTTATTGCCTATTTCATAGTCACTAGGACATACTATATCAAGTCGTAGTATGTCCTATAATGAAAAAGCCCCCATTTCTGGAGGCTTTCTCTAACTAAACTAAACAAACATAACTATTCTGTGCCTGAGACTACGTCTTCTGGTGGTACTGTTGTAGCTTGAGCTTGTGCGTCTGCTAATTGCTGATCTATTTTAGCCTGTTTTTCTGCTTCGTGAACTTGAATCTTTGTTTTTAGGTTGGTTACCTTTTGCTGTACTTCTTGTAAGTACTGTAATTTTTCTACTGGTTCCATTTCCTGAATTTTATTTAATGATTCTGAACTGAAGGTTGCTTGATCTTCGTAATAAGGAGTTTTATAATTGTCATAAGTCATTCCTGCTGTGTTTCTGAATAAGATATCTCTTATTGACATTGACTGGTTTGGCTTTGTTTTAACTTCTCCATATGAAGTTTCTGCTTTTACTACGGGCATATCCCATTTTGATTTTACTTTACTGATTTTTTTCGTTGCCATTTTGCTGATTTATATTGGTTAATACTAATGATGATAATCTTTGTAATTCTTTGTACATAACTGCTAACGCTGAACCGTTTTCGTAGACCATTTCTTCTAATGAGTGGTCTTTGATATATTGCTCTTTATGTTCTTTCCATTTTTGTTGGAAGTCTTTTACTTCTGCTTTTTCTTTCTTCGTTAACTTTTTGTCTTTTACTACTTTCATAATTATTATTTATTTATTGGTTATTTAATTGCATTAATACACCCTACCATGTTAAATGATAGGGTATTTTAACGCGTTTTTTATGTTAATGATGGGTTTGAGTGATAAGGCATTGGTCTTAGTGCATCCACTTTGTGATATAAACTAATCCATAACTTATGCTCTGTTGCATCTGTGATAGCGAATATTCTATCGTCTGGTGTACATTCTATAAATGATTGATTTAAATCTGGTACTGCTGTGAAACGTCTTGATAATTCCCAGTGTGCTAAAGTATCTCTGAAATCTCCTGCAATTCTATTCATTGAATATTTATACTCTGCATAACGTTGTTGGTATCCAAATACTTTGTCGTCATTTGCTTTTAATCCTGTTACATATATTTCCGATGCTTTTACTTCTTGTTCTCCTAAATTTGCGAATTGTGGGAAGTAGTGATCGAACTTGTCGAATTTTGTCCAGAATTTTCCTAATCCTTGATTGTATGATGATTTTGGTATAACTCGAGCTAGTCCTAATACTATTCCGTGCTCATCGAATGATTGTTGGAATCCTATTCCGTCTCCTAATCCTAATGCATGTCCTGCCATATCTCCCATTGGTCTATCTGCTGTACCTCCTGAAGCTGGTGAACCTGTTTGTGCATATGTACTTAATACTTCTGATATCATAATTGGTGTTTTTCCACCTCCTAAATATTGTGGTACTTGTACTGTATAATCAGGAATTCTTTGTCCGAATATAGCGTGAATTTGTTCTCTATATCTTGAACCTGCTCTTGCCATTAATTCTAGCCATTGCTGTAATGCTGATGCTTTTCTTAATTCGTTGATTGTTGCACCTGTTGCGTTTGATAA